AAAAATGTCCGAGATTCCTGAAGAAGTAGAATTTTATTCTAACTTAGCTGAAGTCATGGATGAAGGAGATCTAGATCAACTATCCGATGAATTATTAAGTGAATTAGAAAACGATCGTTCTTCTCGAAAAGATTGGGAAGATTCTTATATCAAAGGTTTAGATTTATTAGGAACTAAGTACGAAGAAAGAACAAGACCTTTTCAAGGAGCTAGTGGTGTCACTCATCCTTTGTTAGCTGAAAGTGCTACACAGTTTCAAGCAACAGCTTTTAAAGAGCTCTTACCAGCGAACGGTCCTGTTTTCTCAGTCACAACGTGTTCAAGAATTTATGAACTATCAATTGATGAACAAAATGGAAGACTACACTCCTGAGTTCGATCAAATGTTATTTTATTTACCTCTCGCAGGTTCGACATTTAAAAAAGTTTACTATGATGAATTGTTAGATCGAGCTGTCTCAAAGTTTGTTCCAGCAGAGGACTTAGTCGTCAACTATATGGCTAGTGATTTAGACTCTTGTGAAAGAATTACTCAAATCATTAACATGAGTTATAATGATTTTAGAAAAAAACAAGTTTCAGGTTTTTACAAAGACGTAGAAATTGTTCCTGGGGAAACAAGTCCTTCAGAAGTCAAAAAAAAATACGATCAAATGGAAGGTATCAAGCCTTCCTATATGGACAAGTCAATTAGACTTTATGAGTTTCATGTATCTTTAGACTTAGAAGGTTTTGAAGATAAAGGCATGGATGATGAGCCCACAGGAATTAAAATACCTTACATCGTAACCATTGAAGATAGCTCAGGTAAGGTAGTAGGTATTCGAAGAAACTATGAAAAAAGTGACGAAAAAAAATTAAAGAAAAGATATTTTGTTCACTACAAGTTTTTACCTGGTTTAGGTTTTTATGGACTAGGTTTAATACATTTGATAGGCGCTTTATCAAGAGCAGCAACACAAATGTTACGACAGTTAATAGACGCAGGTACATTAGCAAATTTACCAGCAGGATTTAAGTCAAGAGGACTTAAAATTAGAGACGACGCAGAGCCAATTCAACCAGGAGAATTTAGGGATATTGATGCACCTAATGGTGATTTACGAAATGCTCTCATGCCATTACCTTATAAAGAACCCTCTCAAACTTTATACTCTCTTCTAGGATTTGTTGTTCAGTCAGGACAGAGATTTGCAGCCATAACTGATTTACAGGTTGGTGATGCTAATCAAAATGCTCCAGTGGGAACAACAATGGCATTATTAGAGAGGGGCTCAAAAGTTATGTCAGGCATCCATAAGAGATGTCATTATTCTCAGAAAAAAGAATTCAAACTATTGTTTGATGTTTTCTCCGATTACTTACCTGAAACATATCCGTATTCTGTCGAAGGTGCAGATAGAACTATCAAAGCTGAAGATTTCAGTGATCGTGTAGATGTTCTTCCTGTTTCTGATCCTAACATATTTTCTACAACTCAAAGAGTAACTTTAGCTCAAACTGAATTACAATTAGCACAAAGTGCTCCTGATATTCACAATATCAAAGAAGCTTATAGGAGAATGTATGAAGCTTTAGGAGTCAAGGACATTGATCAAATTTTAAGAAAAGATTCTCCAACTGCTCCCAAAGATCCAGCCACGGAGCACGCTGATTTACTCGATGGTAATTTACTGAAAGCCTATGAAGGACAAGATCATGATGCACATATACAGAATCACTTAATCTTTGGAACTAATCAAATGATTCTTGGTAATCCTCCAATGGCAATGAAATTACAAAAACACGTTTTAGAACATATTTCTCTCAAAGCAAAAGAACAAGCTCAGTTCTTGGCAATGCAACAACCTATCGACGATATGGCCTCTGTTGTAGCTAAGTTAGAGGCTCAGTTTATGGCAGAGATAAAACAATTATCAGCACAACTTAGTGGCCAAGGTAAACCTGATCCTGTAATACAGTTAAAACAACAAGAGTTAGCACAAGACGCACAAAAAGATCAAATAGATGCGCAAGTGGATCAAGCAAAGCTACAATTAGATGTTGAAAGATTGAAACAAAGAACAGCGATTGATCAAGCAAGAATACAAAAAGATTACGATATTGCAGATAGACGTGCCGAAGTTCAGTATGATAAAATGACTACTCAAACTTTGAATCAAGCGAGAAAAGATGCCTCTAACAAAAAAGGGTAGCAAAATAAAAAAATCCATGGAAAAGACATATGGAAAGAAAAAAGGAGAGCAAGTATTTTACGCTTCTAAGAACAAAGGTACAATAAAGAAAGTAGAAAAGAAAAATGGAAAGTAAGTTAAAAGCAAAGTATATTGTAGATATTATGGATGAAACAACAAAAAGAAGAGTTCAAAAAATTATTGATAGCACAAGAGATTTTGTTCAAGAACAGGCTGAACAAGGTATTGATTTAATAGAGTTAGCTCAGGTTATGCTTTCAATGAGTCGAGAAGCTATGGTTGACGTTTATGGTGAAGTAGTGGCAGATAGTTATATTAAACAACAAATTAGTTATTTGAAAAATCCTGAAAATAGTCTAACATTACACTAATGACTAAACGATTAACAAAAACAGTTCCTCCAAAAAAAGGACCTAAGTCACAAGGTATGGATATTCCTTATGGAAAAATAGTACCAGTTGGCACTGTCCCTGAGGATAAAAAGCGTAAACGTGGCTATGGAATAGCATCAAAAGGACTTAAATTCGAAGGAGTATTCTAATGCAAAAATGGATTAAGGACCTTTGGGAACAACACCCAAAGAAAAAATGGCTCATAATCGGTGTAGTAATCGGTTGGGTAATCGCTCAATATATCTAATCAATGTTATCTAAAATATTAGGTGGATCTTTAGTAGACACTGTCGGTAAAGTTATTGACAGTGTCCACACTTCAGAAGAAGAAAAAGGTCAAATCAAAATAAAATTACAACAATTAGAAAACGACATTAATTCCAAACAAATGGATATCAACTTAGCTGACGCTAAGTCTACTGCTACAGGTATTGGTGGTATTATGCAAAGATCATGGCGACCCCTCATTGGAATGTCCTGTGCTCTAGCTATATTTTGGGAGTATGTCTTAAAACAATTCTTAGTATTTATATTGGCAGCATTTAGTGTTGAACACGCACCTCTTCCAGAGCTTGACATGTCGACTTTATTTCCTCTTGTCACAGCTTTGCTCGGAATGGCGGGGCTTCGTAGCTTCGAAAAAAGTAAGAAAATTACGAAATAGTGGAACAGTTCGATTACAAAGTAAAAAAACTTATTCAACAAGCAATAGAAAACCAAAAAGAAAACTTGTTGAGTAGAAATCTGAGTTCTTATGAGGAGTATCAGTATGAACTTGGAAAATTACATGCTTTAGAGCATTTATTAATAGACTATCAAGAACTAAAAGAAAAGGTGATAGAAGAATGAGTAAACTAATAGTACCGAGTTATTTAAAAAATAACGACGACAAAAAAAAGGAAAAAAAGAAAGAAGAAGACAAAGAACCTGCTATGGAAAGAGTTCCTCAAGCAACAGGTTGGAGAATGGTAATTCTACCTTATAAAGGGGTAGAAAAGACAAAAGGTGGTTTGTTACTTACTGACAAAGCCATCGAGGAACAACAACTCACTACTAATGTGGGTTTGATTTTAAGTATGGGTTCTGATGCTTATGCTGATAAGAATAAATTTCCTAATGGACCTTGGTGTAAAAAAGGTGATTGGGTAGTATTTGCTAAATATGCTGGCTCTAGAGTCAGAATTGAAGGTGGAGAAATACGTATTCTTAATGACGATGAAATACTAGCAAAGTTGAAAGATCCAAAAGACGTACTAACTATCTATTAAGGAGATAAAAATGACTGAAGAAAAAATGGTAGACCTTGACACTACAGGAGAAAGTCAAGAGGTTGAACTTCAAGAAGAAGAATCTACTAAAGAAGAAAAAGTCGAAGAAAAAGTAGATGCTTCATCAGAAGATCAAGCAGAAGAGAAATCAACTGAAGAAGATTCAGGTGATGATTCAAAAGACGACGGTTTAGATAAATATTCTAAAAACGTTCAGAGACGTATTAAAAAACTATTAGACAGAGTAGAAAAAACAGAGAAAAGAGAACAAGAAGCTCTTCGATTTGCTGAAACAGCAAGACACAAGTATGAAGAGTATGAAAAAAAAATAAAATCTCTTGATGAAAACTATATCTCAGAGTACGAAACAAGAGTTAAATCTCAAATTGAACAAGCTAAAAAGGCTTTGACTGATGCAAGGTTTAATAATGATGTAAATTCTGAAGTAGAGGCTCAAAGAGCTTTGACAAGACTTGCAATTGAAGAAGAAAGAGCAATTGTTTCTAAAGAACAAAGAGAAAGGTTATTAAAACAACAAGAAGGATTGATGGCTGAAAAACAACCACCACAACAAGCCCAACCAAGACAGCCTGATCCAAGAGCTGAACAATGGGCAGAAGAAAATGAATGGTTTGGTAAGGATGAAGCAATGACTTTTACTGCTTTAGCTCATCATAAAAAACTTTTAAGAGAAGGGTTTGATCCTAAAAGTGATGATTATTATGAGGAAATTAATGGTTACATGAAAAGTCAATTTCCAAGTAAGTTTGAAAAAGAAGTAACAGAACCTAAGGAAAGAGCCCCTCAAACTGTTGCAGGAACTTCTAGAACCTCTAGAACAAGTGGTTCTAAAAAAGTAAAGCTCACACCTAGTCAAGTAGCTATAGCGAAAAAACTAGGTCTTACACTTGAACAATATGCAAAATATGTATAGATTGGAGATAATATGGTAAATAAAACGTCAAGATCTAATGAGACTAGGGAAAAAACAGCTCGTAAAAAAGGTTGGACTAGACCCTCTTCATTAGACGCACCCCCAGCACCTGAAGGTTTTAAACACAGATGGATTAGGGAATCAGTCAGAGGATTTGATGATACGAAAAACATCATGGGAAAATTACGAGAAGGTTGGGAATTAGTCCGAGCTGACGAGTATCCTGATTGGCAACTTCCTACTATTGATGATGGAAAACACGCTGGTGTTATAGGGGTAGGTGGGTTACTGTTAGCTCGTATGCCAGTAGAAACTGTTGAAGAGAGAAACTCTTATTACAAAAATTTAACCGAGAGCCAAAAAGAGGCTGTCGACAGCGATCTACTGAAGATTGAGGATCCTCGGATGCCGATCAGTAAACCCCAAAGACAAACCAAAGTAACTTTTGGTTCAGGAAACAAGTCGTAATCGGCACGGTTTGTTAAACGACCAATACTAACAACGTATTACAAAGGAGTAATATTATGGCAAATCAACAAGGAAACTTTGGATTTCGTCCAGTGCTAATGCTAGGTTCTGCATATCAGGGTCAAGGTCAACAACAAATGACCATAGCTAGCAACGAAACGAATTCCATTTTTATGGGAGATCCTGTCGTGTTAAACGCAAACGGATCAATCTCTCGTGGGTCCTCTGCTGGTGCTGAGCTTGTTGGTGTTTTCAATGGTTGTTTCTATACAGACCCAACTTCACAAAAACCAACTTTCTCAAACCACTATCCAGGGGCAATTGTAGCTGATGATATCGTTGCAAACGTAATCAGCGACCCAGACGTAGTGTTTGAAGTCAAATGTGACGATGCAAACGCTGGACGAGCGCAAGTCGGTTCAACTGCTAATATCGCAACTTATGCAGCAGGATCTACCAAATCAGGTATTTCAGGCGTATCAATTGACGGTAGTACATTTGCAACTAGCAACGCTTCAAACTTCGCTGTTTATGATCTTTCAACAGATCCTGACAACAGTGACTATACTGCTGCTAACGCTAACATTCTTGTTAGAATTAACAAACATCAGTATAGAGATACCACAGGAATCTAAACTATGGCTATATCTAGAAGTCAACTCGTTAAAGAGTTAGAACCAGGTCTAAACGCACTGTTTGGCTTGGAGTACGCAAGGTATGAAAACGAACACGCAGAAATCTTTGACAACGAATCTTCAGACAGAGCGTTTGAAGAAGAAGTAATGTTATCAGGTTTCGGTTCTGCACCATCAAAAGCAGAAGGTGCTGGCATATCTTATGACACAGCGGTCGAAGCATACACTTCACGTTATACACACGAAACAATTGCATTAGGTTTTGCAATAACAGAAGAGGCAATCGAAGATAATCTTTATGATCAGCTTTCTTCTCGTTACACAAAAGCTCTTGCAAGATCAATGGCAAACACAAAGCAAGTAAAAGGTGCTGATGTTCTAAACACAGCCTTTGCTGCTGCGGGTGCTTCAGGAACTAATCCTGGTGGTGATGGTGTATCACTTATTAATACACAACACCCACTAGCACAAGGTGGTCTTTTATCAAACAGATTAGCAACAGATGCTGATTTGAATGAAACATCACTTGAGCAGTCATTAATTGACATTGCTGCATTCGTGGATGAGCGTGGTCTTAAAATAGCCACTCAAGGTAGAAAACTTATAATTCCAAAAGAATTACAGTTTACTGCTGACAGATTAATGGCTTCAGCTTTAAGAACAGGAACTGCTGATAACGACATTAACGCAATCAGAAATATGGGAATGATTCCTGAAGGTTATGTAGTGAACCACTTCTTAACTGATGTGAACGCATTCTTCATTAAAACTGATGCACCTAATGGTCTAAAGCATTTCACAAGAACTGCTCTTTCCACAAATATGGAAGGCGACTTTGATACAGGTAACGTAAGATATAAAGCTAGAGAGAGATACTCATTTGGTTTCTCAGATCCTAGAGGTATTTTCGGAACTTCAGGCGCATAATAAATAATTAACTTAATAAGAAGGGCGTATGTCTTTGACTGCGCCCTTTTTTTATGTCAAAATATAACTTTATTAACCCTATGACCCTTCGGGGACTATTAACAAAAGGAGATAGACATGGGAACAACTACATTTTCGGGTCCAGTAAAAGCTGGAACGATTAAAGACACAACAGGAACTACTCTTGGCTCAAATGTCAAGAACACAGGTTTTGTTGTAATGGCACAATCAGCAATTGTTGATATTATTGGTGCTTCTCACTTAAACCAAGTGATAGCAACAATTCCTGCAAACTCACAAATCACCGATGTGGTATTGAAT